TCGGGGGACGCAAGGAGGAGGAGCCGCACTTCCGCTTGTCATACCGCTACCAAGTGCACGGCACGGCTTTCTTTCAGGGGAAAACGGTGGCAGAGCTTACCGATACAGGATTCAACAACGTGGATGAGGTGATAGCGAAGCTGGCAGGGCTATTGCCTGACGACATTCCCACACGTTCGATGATGATGTTCAGGATAGAGAACGTTGACAAGGGGCAGACGGTGGTGTACCAGCGGATGAAGGGGAAAGGATTTTAATCCTACACATTGTGGTTTATCTTTTTACGCCCACAAGAAACGCTACTTTTTTGTGGGCTTTCTTTTTTTGCCTTTTTGAACCTTCACGCGCACGCGCTACGCGCGCGATGGAGAAGAAGAAGTAGAAGGAAATATATATATACTTATATATTTCTTCTCTTTTCTTTGTTCCCCAAATTCCGAAGAAAAGGGCATTTCTTCGGAAGATATACGCATTTCTTCGGAAGAAATAGCAATAACTTCGGAAGAAAAGCCTATTTCTTCGGAAGAAATAAAGCGGTTTTCAGACCTGTTTTTTGCCTTAAAAACGGCCTTTTTCGCCCTGTTTTTGTGTATGTTCGGAAGAAAAAGACTTTTCTTCGGAAAGAATACGTATTTCTTCGGAAGAAATGGGCATAACTTCGGAAGAAATACCCTTTTATTACGAAGAAATAGCTATAAATGGGTAAAGAATAGCGGTTTTTACCCATGAAAAAGGCGATGCCCGGAATGTAAGGCACCGCCATTGGTTATGAGCACAAATGAAAAAGAAGTCGGTCTAAAGTAGAGGGAAATAGACGGAGCTAATCTTCGTCCGAACTTTCATCGGAAGAGAGTGCAAGAAGTTTGTCCTCGATGGTAAGATGGACTTCACTATCATCAATATTGATATTCCGAGGCATGATGATTTTGATAAACTCCATGGAAACTTTCACCCTGTCTCGTGGGTCAAGTTCCATGAAATCTTTCATCATTAACGTCATGGCTTCTCCTTTGGGAACAGTGTCATGTGCCCTAAGCCATTTCTCAATCATCTCTTTTGCCAATGCTGTTATTTTATTCGGAGTGCCTTTTTGCCTTCCTCCTGTTTTCTTTCCTCGCATTATACGTGTGTAAAAAGTTAAACCTTAGCTGCAAATATAAGGCTTTAACTTCGCCGCATAATGATAAGTTATAACAGACAGATATGGGATTAATTGGCAGCGCATTGGGAGCCGTCGGCAGCATCTTCGGCGGCATATCCGCATCGAAAGCGATGAAGAAGGCAAAGAAGAATGTACAGCAACAGATGCAGAAGAATCAGGACTGGTATGACCGTAGGTATAACGAAGATGCCACGCAGCGTGCTGATGCGCAACGCATCCTCACAATGACAGAGGAGAGTATCAAGAACCGCAACCGTCAGGCGGCAGGAACTCAGGCCGTCATGGGAGGTACTGACGAGAGCACGGCGGCGGCTAAAGCAGCCAACAGCCAAGCCCTTGCTGATGTCACGGCACAGATTGCGGTGAACGGGGAGCAGAGGAAAGACCAGATAGAACAGCAATACCTGCAACGTGACGCAGACTGGCAGAACCAGTTGCAGCAGCTTGAGATAGGTAAGGCACAGGCCATATCGGGAGCTGTGCAGGGCGTGACACAAGCGGCTTCACAAATGCCATTCTAACGAATAAAGGAGGACATTATGGCTACAGAAATACTTAACACCATATTGGGTGGAGAGAAGAAAACGACCGCTCCCCCTCCGATTGTACCGAAATATGCCGACAAGCTTATATCGGGCGATGAGAAGGGCGTTTCCCCATCACAGGCCATTCCCATTCCTAAGCAACCGACAGAACCGCCGAAGCCGCAAAGAATCGGCTACGAAGATATGTTCAAGAAACTCAATCCGTACCAGCCTCCTACCGAGCAGGACTTGGAGAAGGAACGGAAAAAACAGCGGCGGGAGCAAATATTTGCCGCCATTGGTGACGGCATATCGGCACTCTCCAACCTGTATTTTACCACGCAATATGCTCCGAACATGTATTCAGGGCGCAACACGGCTTCACAGCGGGTTAAAGACCGTTGGGACAAACTTACGGCTGACCGAAATGCCAACATGACGGCTTACATCAACGGACTGATGAGGGCGCGGCAGATGGATGATGAAAATGCCAATAATGAACGTGCGTGGGAACGCCAGCTTGGTCTTGACAAGGCAAAGGCTGAACGGGACAAAGTGGCGGACGCACGTGCGGAGGAGGAAGAGAAACGAAAAAAGGAGTTGCATCCGTATGCCGTACGGGAAGCCGAGGGCAAAGCTAAGACAGCCGAAATAGCAGCCGAATATGCCGGCGCTTATGAGAAATCGAAGATACAGAAGAACCAAGCATCCGCCATCGCTTCGCAGGAACGGGCCAACTATTACCGCAATGGAGGCGGTTCGGGTGCGAACAAGTATTACGGCAGATTCAGGGAGAAAGACTACAAGACGCAGGCAGATTATGAAAGGGACGTGCTGAATGCGGCCAAGGAATATGGCATCCTGCCCTATGAAGAAGTCGTGACAGAACGTAGTGGTCACAACGGCAACCCGACCAAGACGCGGCGGTATAACAAAGACCTTGCGCTCATCGCGGCGGAAGTGGAAAGACGCGACGCGGAAGAAAAGCTCAAGGAAAGCAGTCCATACGGTATCATCATGCCGGGAGTTGGCGAAAACACTACATTTCAGTACGCTGTACCTTGGAATAATGGCAATACCATGCCGGGAGTAAAATAATCTAAATCGAACAACTATGCCGACAGACAATAAAAGCACAATATGGTTGTATGAACAGCTAAGTAAACAAGGGTATCAAGTGGGCCGGGACGTGGACGAGTTTGACAATCTCATGCGTACAAACAAGGCCTCGCGTGAATGGGCATACACAACAGCAAAGGCCAAGGGATTGAACGTAGGGAAAGACCAAGCCGAATTTGACAGTCTTGTAGCCCCGCAAGCAGCCTCTAGCAAAAATGAAGGCATCACTGTGCCTTTGGCTCCTCAGGAAATCGGTGGATGGGAAATGAAAACTTCCACATGGAGAAAGGAGGATAAGAATCCGGCTGGAGGCAAGGAGGCGGAAGAGCCTGCCCGGATGCTGACGCCTGAAGAGATGAGCGACTTCCTGCAGGGGGAACGTGAGCGGATTGCCGCAGGCACGGAGGATGTCATCGAGCGGTCGAAGCGGATTGCCGACCGGAATACGCCACAGGGACGGCAGGCAGAACGGAATGCAGAATGGGCCGCACACGTAGCCGGGACGCCGACGAGGGTGCTGGGTGTGCCCAAGGCTGCCGTCAAGGATGAGAGCCCGACAGGTGATGCTCCTGTGCAGGAGCAAGAGCAGGTGAAGGCGAGCGGACAGTCGCCCGTGCCTCACGGCGTGGTGTATGAGGACGGGAAGCCCCGGACGGAATGGGTGCTGCCGGACGGCTCGCTGACGACCTCGCGAATGGATGCGGAGCATGCGGAGTATGCGGCGCGTCAGGCACGGGACGAGCAACGCCTGGCGGACCGGATGCGGGCTATGGGACTGGATCCGGACAAACCCGAGGACGTGCAGACGGAGTACCTGCTGAAGGAGAAGCGGCGCATCGAAACGGAGATGGGCAAGAGAGGCAAGGAACTGGATGTGGAGTCGGCGGGGTTCTCGTGGCGTGACATGCCGCGCGGAGGCGGCGCCCTGGTGCACACGTACAACTCGGCAACGGTCAACGGGCGTCTGGCGGACCCTGCGTACAAGGCACTGACGGCGCAGCTCCACCAAGTGAACGAGGGGCTTGCCGTCCTGGACGCGTCGAAGCGGAACAAGGCTGCCGACCGGTGGATCGACGACTCGTCGAACTGGGCTGCAAGGAAGGCCAAGCAGCTTGCCGCATTCGGCATCGGGAGTTGGCGCGGGCTGGCGCATGCCGTCGGGAAGGTCAGCACCTGGGACATGGGGATGACGGACATGGCGAACAATGCCATGCTGTATCAGACTGCCACCGATGCGGACAGGCAGGGGATTGACAACATCAGTCAGGAGGAGCGCGACCTGCTGAATCTGACGGCGAACACCAACGCCATCCAGGCGAAGTACGGGAAGGACCTGGGATACGGCTACGCTGCCGGGAACATCACGGGAGAGAGTCTGCCGTTCATGATGGAGTTCATACTGAACCCGGCATCGCGACTGGGGCAGACCGCGGTGAACCAGATGATGCGTGTGGCTGTCGAGCGTTACGGCAAGGCTGCGGTGAAGGCTGCGGCGAAGAAGTACCTGGCGGCGAAAATCGGCACGCGCGTGGTGGGCGACATTGCCGGTGCGGCGGTCATGGCAGGCACGACGGGACAGGGGCGTGTGACGGCTGACATGCTCAACCGGATGACGGGTGACGTGCAGTTCCGCGAGGACGGGAACGGACGGATCGTGTATGACGGGCGCGAGGGTGCGGAGGGCAGCATGGCGACCGCGCTGCTGAAGGCATTCGGCGCACAGACCATCGAGAACCACTCGGAGATGCTGGGAGCCTACTTCGCTCCTATCCTGGGCAAGGCCGCGAAGCTGGGACGGAAAGGGATGGAGAAGATCGGACTGGGCAAGGTGAACCGGCTGATCGACGACCTCGGCGCGACGAATGCCGCCCGGATGCTGGACGACTTCAAGAAGCGGACGAGATGGAACGGCACGGTGGAGGAGTATGCCGAGGAGGTTGCCGGCGGCATCGAGAATGCCCTGCTGGTGGGCGACAACACGCTTGACACGGAGGAGGGGCGCGGTGTGTTCAACCGGGAGGAGAACATCAAGACCTTCCTGGGCGTGGGGCTGATGGGCGGATTCCTTGCCGGAGCGAAGATGGTGTCCTACCGTGGTCCGAAGCGTCGGGCGCTCGACGAGATGGCAGAAGCCGGGAAGGCGATTGACAGTGCCCTGGAAGGGAACTATCCCCTGATGGAGCAATGGGGTAAGTGGCGGAACACGTTCCTCATCGGCACGGACGAGGAGAAGGAGTCTGCACTGCGTGAAGTGATGAACAACGAGGAACTGCCTTGGGCATTCCGCAAGGGCGTGCTGGGATTCGTCAAGGCGGCACAGAAGTACGAGGGGCTGTCGCGTGCACAGGAGAGCAAGGTGGAGAACGGCGAGCAGGAACCTGCCGCACGGATGTATGATGCGAGCTATGACACCGGCTATGAGACGACCGACCCCGAGGGGATGGAAGCTGTCAGGAGCCGGATGGAGGCTGAACGGAAGCGGCTGGCGGAGATTCTGGGACTGGACAATCCGTCGGAGGTGGACGGGCGCATCGGCGACCCGCTCGGGTTTGTCGAGGAGCAGCTGAAGCTGGGCGACGAGGAACGGGTGCAGGCAGCGGTGGACTATGCAAACGCCCGGTCTGCCTACGAGGGCATGGTGCAGCGCACGCGTGACGACATTGACGGGCGCATCGAGCAGAGCAACAGAATAGTAGACGAACGTACCAACCACGATACAGGCATGATACAAGGAATTATCATGAAGATACAGGATGAGAATCACAATGACCGACGTGGATATGTACTAAGTGGTAACCTCGTAATGCTTCCAGACGGCACGGGCATCGACCATGACAAGTCGGATGGTAGCATCATCGTACGCTACGCAGACACGGGAGCAATGGAAGTGGTGTCTCCCGAAGCGATATTGAGCATGGAACAGCCTGTAGACCCTAAGACGGAGAAGATGACGGCGGCGGAAGCCATACGGCAGCAGTACGGGCAACAGGAAGCCGACCGCATAGACGGAAGAGTGGCGCAGGCCTCCCCCAGCCTTTCAGCAGACAAGCAAACGAGCCGTTCCGAACAGCCGGAGTATGCCTTGAACTACGGGGTAACGCTCAGGAACGATGACGGAAGCCTGACTGAGGGCATCGTCGTCGATGCCAATTACGATGACGGTTATATGCTTGTACAAATAGACACCCCGCAGGGAGAGCGCGTTATTCCCTATTCGCGAGAAGAGCTTGACAACAAGGTGCAGGAAGTGAGGAACGAGGACGGCCATGCATTATGGAAAACCGGAGAAGCGTCTGGAAACTCCTCAACGCAGAATGGCAACATTGAGCTGCAGAATATTCCTGTATCGTCTGAAACCTTCCAAGCTGCTGGTACTAGTGGGGCATCGGCTCTTGAACGCATTCCAAAGGATGAACAGGGACAGCCCCTGTATGAACAAGCAGACCCGGAAACGGCGTGGGATGCCATCGTTGAGCAGACCGGAGGCGATGAGGAGATAGTCGGCGAGGTGGTTGCTGATTTGGTGGAAGAACAGGATAAGGCTTTGAAAGCTGCTGAAAAGGAATTAAAAAAAGTTCAAGAGGGTAAGCCGCAGCAGAAAAAAGGCGATGCTCCCCTGACAATGGATGAACGTATTGCCGCAAAGAAAGTGGCCAAAGAACAGCTGAGCCAAGCACGAGCCAATGTGGATGTTGCAAAGAAGCGGCTTGCTATTTGGCGGAATATTGCAAACACTCCGATCCGCAGGAAGCAGGCCGCACTTGCCGCACAGTCGAAAGCCGCCGAGGAAGCCGCGCAACTTCGCCGGGCAGAGGAAGAAAAACTCCGTGCCGAACGAGAGGAAGCCGAGCGTATACGCAGGGAAGCCTTAAACGGTGTGCCTGATTTCATTGAAGACACGCCGCAGGACGCACGCGCGAGAGGCTACCGTAGGGTGAATGGCAACAAGGTGGATCGTCAACAGGCGATACCGGCAAGGCAGGGCAACGAGGTGCAGGTGAAGTTTGACGACAGCAACATCCCGACCGGGCATGTAGCCTTGATTGACGCATCGCAGTTGCAGCCGAGCCATATCAATGGTCTGCGCAATCCGTTGCACTTCATTGACGAGGCGCAGCCTAAAGAACGCAACGACGAGGCCAGCGTGATGTCGGCACGGAAGATTGCCGCCAATATCCGGCCGGAAGAAATTACCTCGTCTGTTACGGCTTATACCGGTGCGCCCACTGTAAACAGCCGTGGAGAAGTGATACAGGGCAACAACCGCAGTGCTGCCTTGCGCGAGATGTGGGCAGCACACCTCGAACAGGCTACACGGTACAAGCAATACCTGACAGAACATGCCGCAGATTTCGGACTGACACCCGAAGATGTGGAAGCCATGCAGCAGCCTGTGCTGGTGAACGTGCTGGACGTGACGGACGATGAAGCCATCACGTTGGGGCAATTCGTGGCACAGGATACGGAGAGCGGCGGAACGGAGCGCATCAAGCCTAAGAATATCGTGCAGAAGATGGGAAATGACATGCGCAGCTTTGCGGGACAACTGCTTGCCTCTCCGGATGAAGAAATGTCGTTCGCCGAACTGGTGGACCGTAACGGATCCGGCGTACTGAAATGGATGCAGCAGAAAGGTTACATCACTCCGACACAGTATAAGAGTGCATTCGACAGCAAGGGAGGACTGACGGCAGAAACCAAGAACGACCTGAAGGGTGTGATGTACCAGAGTATTTTCCAAAATGGAAACACCCACTTGGAGGAGATGTTCAATGCTTTGCCGGTGAAGGCGCAAAAGGCCATACTCGCCACTGCGTATCGTGACTATGACAGTCCGAACGCAGAACGGATGAATGCGGAGATACAGGACTCAATAAACGCATATTACGCGCTGTCGCAAGATGTAGCATTTGCCGGAGCCAAGAACTACAAGGAAGCGCGTATGGCAGCGGAGGCATGGAAAAGACAGCTTGCCTTTGACGATGTGACGGGCGAAAGTTACCTGCCCTCGGAAAGGTTCAGTAACTTTGCGCTGTTGCTGGCCACGATGTACAAGGGGCAGTCGCAGATGTTCATCCAAAACACGTTGGGGAACATCTTCGACCTTGTGCAAGGCACGCAGGAGACGACCTTATTCGATGAGCCGGACAACACGCCGCGTACGTTGGTGGAAGCCATCAACAAGACATTGAGCAACCTGAGAGAAGAATTATTGTTAAACGGAAACTTTATATACAATGGACAACGGAGAAGCAATGTATTGGCTGTCGGTAGTGCAGCAGGCCAACAAGGGCGACAAGGAAGCGATGGAAGTGCTCCGGCTGGAGGACGAGTTGAGAACGGAGAACGGACAGCCGACAGTGCAGGAAGCATTGAAAACAATAGCCGACAAGGTGAAATAGCCCCAAGTCTATTTCAATATTTCACAGGTACTCTTTCCGAACTTATAGCACAAGCCAAACAATCAGCGCAAGGGCTTATAAAGAAAGTCATTGCGCCTATATCATCACGCCTAAAGAATGACTTGAACAGCCAAGGCTTGCAGATTGATGATGATTACAATCATGTAATCGACAATAATGCAATACGGCATACCCTTAAAAAACATTCAGGAAAGAACGAGGAAAAAAGAGGTCAAATACCTATTACCTATGCCGACTTTGAGAATATTGCAGATGTGGTGGAACATTATGACGGTGTTGAAGTTGTGCCGGGAAACACATCGGCTCAACGCATAATCTATCATAAAGCATATCAAGACGGCACTGTTATCTTTGTTGAGGAGCAGCGTGTAGGAAGAAAAGAATTAGCAGCGGTTACAATGTGGAAAAAGAAAAACCCCAATCTCACCGACGCTAATCGTACTGAAACGACGCTGATTTCGGATTTGACTGAGGTTTCTGACAGCAAAGGTACGAATAATTCTGTTAAAAGCAGTGAGTTAGGAGAAAAAATAGCCAAGGCAGAGGCGGAAGTTGATGTAAATCCGACCGAAGCGCAGAAAGAAGCCGGAAATTACAAGAAGGGTCATGTACAGGTCGGGGTGTTCGATATTACCATCGAGCAGCCTAAAGGCAGTGTGCGCAGTGGAGTGGATGCCAACGGTAACAAATGGGAAACGACCATGCAGAACACTTATGGCTACATCCGTGGCACAGAGGGCGTGGACGGCGACCATATTGACGTGTTCCTCTCCGATGACATTGACGGGTGGAACGGACGCAGGATGTTCGTGGTTGACCAGTACAACGAGGACGGCAGCTTTGACGAGCATAAGGTAATGCTTGGTTTCAATGACGAGGCCGACGCACAGGACGCTTATCTTTCCAACTATGAAAAGGGCTGGGAATATAAGCATAAACTCGTCATGTCCTCGGTCAACCTTCCTGACTTCGAGAAGTGGATAAACAGCAGCCACAGAAAGACAAAGCCGTTTGCGGAGTACAAAAGCGTGAATAAGGCGAATGTGACCAATGAGACGAATGCGCCGGAGGCTGGATTTGAGATTGCACCTACACAGTACACCACAAAGCGTGGCAAGGTGCTTGACATGTTCCTTGTGACCTTCGCAGAACCATTGACCAAAGAACAGCAACGGGCGGCAAAGGAACTTGCCAAGGCAGAAAAAGGATGGTATGACCGCGACAAGGGCGGCTTCATGATGCGCAGCGAGGAAAGCGCACGGAAACTGGCCGACACTATAACCGGCAATGAAGAAGTCGTGAGCAATGCGCAACCGTTGTCGATTGCCGACATACGCAAGTTAGAAGAGCCGGCAATGAGACAGGTTGATGTTGAGGGATTGATGCAGGCGATACGAGAGAACGGTGAAGCCAAGCTGAGCGAACACTATGTACCACAATCGGAACAGAAAGAGGATATTTCGACACGAGAAACACAGTCAAATCCTAAAAACAGCGGTCAGTTCGGTTTCGTGAGTGATGAACGCATGGAAGAAATAAAGAGGAGGTTGAAGATGAAACGCGGGCAGCTCAATATGGGTTTAGACCCAGAAACCATGCTACTTGGAATAGAATTGACCTTAGGGTACATAGACCGTGGCATCAAGAAGTTCGCAGATTATGCGAAGGTCATGATTGATGAAGTGGGTAATGAATACAGACCCTACCTTAAAATGTTCTATAATGGTGTAAGGGAATCTCCAGAGGCACAAGAATCCGGTCTTGCCGATGAAATGACCCCGTATGACGAGGTGCGCACGTTTGATGTGGCCAACTTCGACAAAGGACATTCTGACGCTTTGGCCACCGCTGAAATGGTGGTGCAGGAGCAGGAAGTGAACAGACAGGCCGACGAAGCCAAAGAGAAACTGATTGAACAACGTAACGAACAAAGGAGAAAAGAAGATGAACAAACAACAGCAGATACAGAAGCTATTGCAGGCCAAGCAAAGGCTGTTGCAAGCCAAGCGGAAAGCGACATCAAAGCTACAACAACTGAGCAGCAAGTAAACAAAGTAGTTGAGCGCATAGACCAGCAACTGGAAGAGGTTGACAAGCAGCTTGCGTTGCTCGGTTATTATGAGGCGGAGCCAGTGGAGAGCGACTTCAACGAGGCATACGGGTATATGCGCAATGCCGAGAAAAAAGCCGTCAGGGACGCTAACCGCCTCGCCAAGCGACTTGTGAATGATTTGGGCATTGACCCGGATACGATTATTGACAAGAAAGGCAAAAAACGCAAGAGTTATGCTGTGGCGAATATCGCTCCGGCAGGAGGCGATATTTCCATTTATCTACCTTTATCAAGTGAAGCCAATCTTTATCTGTCAATAGGTTTGGCACCCACATACGAGCGGAATGCCTCGACATCGTTAATGGATAGAGGCAAAGGCGGACGCTGGGAAGGTGACAATCTTGAAGTTGAAAGGATCATGTACCGTATTGAGCAGCCAGATGCGAATGGCAATGAACGATACGGAAACAACAACTTTGCAGATGCGGATGTTACCTATTCTGATTTACTAAAGGACATTCGAAGAATATCTAAAAAGTATATTACCGTAAATGAGGAGGTAAAAGAGGGAAACGACACCAAGCAAGAAGCCTTAACAAAGGCTGACAAAAAGCCGGGCAAACGTCAAAAGAAACAAGACGAACCGAAGATTGCAGACCTTTTCAGCGACCAGCAAGAGGGAATCTCATCTGAAAGTCAAGAAGCTGTAAATGTAAATACAGTAACCTATAATGCTGAAAATACGGAAATAAACCGTAAATTTGCTGATGCAGTAAAGACTGATATGCTTTCTGCTCTTGACAGCGGAACAAAGCCATACAGGAGCATACTTGATTTGCGCAAACGTGCGAGCGGTCTTGGCATGGAAGTTGACAATGACGGACGTACCGACATTCTCCTTCAGGAACTTGTAGAGGACGGACTGGTGAGAGCAGCCCGTGAGGTGGTGAAACGTCACGGAAGTGACAGCAGGGAAGCCTACGGCTTTATCTGCAAGCTGTATGAAATGCAGCCCACCATTGCCGCACGGAGCAGCAACCGCATCAAGATGCAGCAATACTCCACCCCACTCCCCATGGCATGGAATGCGGTCCGCTTCGCAATGACCGGGAAGAAAGACGGCAAGGTGCTGGAGCCGACAGCCGGAAACGGCATGCTGGTGTTTGCTATACCCGCCGGACAAGTACACGCCAACGAGCTTGATGGCACACGACTGGCCAACCTGCGTGAACAAGGCTTTGCACAGGTGACGCAGCAGGATGCCACAGAGCCGTTCGAGGGTGGGAAGCAATATGACGCGGTGGTAGCCAACCCACCGTTTGGCAAGCGTGAGGCTGTGGACTATGACGGAAAGCTGATAAGCGGTCTTGATCCGCAGATAACGCTCAATGCCCTCGCCAGCATGAAGGATGACGGGCGTGCGGCCATTATTATTGGCGGTAACATGGAGTACGCTTCCAACGGTGGATTGAAAAGCATGAAGCCTTTCTTCACCTATTTATACGACCACTACAACGTGAAGGGCGTGGTGGACATGGACGGTAGCCTGTATGCCAAGCAAGGTACTACCTACCCCACCCGAATGATACTGATAGACGGCCGGAGAAGCGAGGAAGAACGAGCGCAGAGTGCCGTATATCCACCTGTGCAAAGTAAGGCCATCCGCAAGGGAGACAGCTTTGAAGCACTTTATGACATCATTGAAGAAATAATCAACTCAAAGGAAAAGACAAATGGAACAGAAATTTTACGTAGCCAGCAAGGGCAACTCTTACCTGTCGCTGACCAACCATCCCGGAACGCTGACAGAGAGCGACATACTGAACAACCTCGAAAGGATGATGCAGGCAGACCTGGAGGAAGAACTTCCGTGGAAAGAACTCAGGAGCCGGGCGAGGTGGTTCTACGAGGAGAACATAGAACGGATATTGGAGATGGTGAAACCCGGCGAAGAACTGGAGGAAATACCGGAGGAGGAAGCCGAGGAGTATCAGAACCTGACGTTCAGCGAGTGGAAACAGTGGGAGTTTCCACGGAGCGAGTGGGATTAGAGCCGACAAGCACCGAACAGCCGAAGAGACGCACCCTTACCGAAGAAAAAAGTGCGTACAGACCACACAATAGTGCGTTTTCCCTGCAAAGCGTCGCTCCCGCCGCCATGGTGGAGGCAATGGACCGCACCCTCTCCCTAATTGAAAAGAAGTACGGGCACATAGACGAGTTCGTAAGAAAGGAACTCGGTTATGACACGACGGACGAGTTGCATCAGGCACTTGCCGCTGAGCAGGTTGACAGCGTGGCAATGGCCATCTATCAGATGAAGCAAGGGCAGGCACTTATCATTGGCGACCAGACCGGCGTAGGAAAAGGCCGTCAAATGGCCGCACTTATCCGCTGGGCAGTAAGACAGGGCGAGAAACCTATTTTCATTACCCAAAAAGCCGACCTGTTTTCCGATATTTACCGAGACTTGGTAGACATTGGAAGCGGCGACCTTGTGCCGTTCATATTCAATTCTCCGTCAGCCAAGGAGAACAAAGGCGAGATGGTGGATGCAAACGGCAAGGTCGTGTATAAAGGATTGTCTGATGCGAAGATGAAAAAAGTATTGGCTACAGGCAAGCTACCTGACGAATGCGACTATGCCGTCCTTACCTATTCTCAAGTGAATACAGGTGACGAGGTGAGCCAAAAGGAAATGGAGGAAGCCGCCAAGAAGAATAAGACCCGTTCCAAGAAAAGCAAGAGTGCAAAGGATGGGAAAGCCACACCCAAAGCTACCTTCCTGCGTGCCATTGCCGAGGACAACTACCTGTTCCTTGACGAGAGCCACACTGCAGCAGGTTCGAGCAATACGGGTGCATACTTGCAAAGTATTCTCCGCAGCGCAAAAGCGGCCACGTTTGCCAGTGCGACGTTCGCCAAGCGTCCTGACACCATGCCCCTGTATGCCATACGGACCGCCATGAGCCAAGCCAAGGTAGAACCCGACAAGCTGATAAGCATCATCGAGAAAGGCGGAGTGACCTTGCAGGAGATAATGAGCCGCGAACTGACCAATGCCGGGCAGATGGTACGCAGGGAACGCGACATGAGCGATGTCGTGACCGACTGGAAAACGATAAACGACCCTGAAACCGTCAGGCGAGCGAGAGAGAACTATGACCGCACGATTGCCGCATTCAATGCCATCATCAAATTCCAGGAGGATTATGTCAAGCCGATGGTTGACGCAATGGACAAAGAGCTTGCGGTCATGGCGGAGAGTGCAGGTATTAAGAGGGGTACGGATAAAATGGGCGTAGATAACGTTCCGTTTGCCAGCAAGACCTACAACTATACCAAGCAACTCATGCTTGCCCTTAAAGTGGATGCCATAGCCAATGAAGTAGATACTGAGATTAAGGCAGGCAGACACCCGGTCATCGCATTGGAAAGCACGATGGAAAGCAGTATCAAGGACTATTCCGCAGGTGAAGTCATTGTAGAGCCGACCTTCAGTGCCAGTCTTTTGAGAGGACTTGACACCGTGATGCAATATACCATCAAGGACGAGAACGGGAAAGAACAACACGCACGTTATTCGCCTAAGCAGTTAGGCGAAGCCGGGGAGAAAGCTTACTATGAATTGCAGGACTTCATCCGGGAGAGCACCAGCGACATTTTCATCAGTCCGCTTGATGCCATTATCGAGCGTCTGCATGAAATGGGCTATAAGATTGGTGAGCTGACAGGGCGCAATATGTACGTGGAGCGTGATGATAAGGACCGTGTTGTCGTGAAGCGCAGGACGGACAAGGACAAGAAGAGGATGCAGCGTGAGTTCAACAACGGTGAACTTGACGTGCTTATCCTAAATAAGTCCGCCTCGACCGGTATCAGCCTACACGCATCGGAGAAGTTCAGCGACCAGCGCCAACGAACAATGATTATCGCCCAGCCACTCAGCGACATCAACGACTATATGCAGATGATTGGTCGCATTGACCGCACAGGGCAGGTACACAGGGGATATTACATCAACCTCGGTTTACCAGTTCCTGCGGAGAATCGCTTCCTGATGATGTTGTCCACCAAGTTGAAATCGCTGAATGCCAATACGACCACCTCACAGGATAGCGAAAGCAACGAAGTGGAAGCTCCCGACCTGTTGAACAAATACGGTAGCCAAGTAGTCGTGGAATACCTGCGTGACAATCCCGACGTCTACGATAAGATGGGCAGGCCATTGAAAAAGAATGGTGAAAACGGCGGTACCGTTAGTATAGCCGAGCTTGACGAGTACAAGCCGCAAGAGGATGACGCACGCAAGATAACCGGCAATGTGGCATTGCTGACCACCCAAGAACAGGAAGAATTTTATGATGATGTGGTAAGGCGGTATAACGAACTCATCAAGTACCTGAACGATACGGGGAACAATGATTTGAAGATTACCGTCATGCCGCTCCGTGCCAAGACGTTGGAAAAGCGTGTGTCATCTGAAGGCATCGACCCGACTGGTGCCAATCCCTTTGCACAAAACTCATACGTTGAGCAGGTTGAAATGGACGTACTGCGCAAGCCGATGAAAGCAGCCGAGATACGCAAGACTATCGAACAGGTCAATAAAGGGAAACGTCCGGAGGATTACATACGCCAAGTCATTTCCACCATTGAAAAGGAAGACGAGGCAAGAATTTCCGCCGAGGAAATCCGTTATGAGCGGTCAAAGGTAAGGGCCCTGGAAGATATTGCCAAGCAGACCGAGAAAATAAACCGCCAGCAGAAACGTTCCGCAGAAGAGAAGCAAGCCGCCATTGCCGACTATGTGAAAGAAACCAATGAAAATGTGGAGGCAAAGCACAGTGACAATCTGGTGCGTCTCAACACGAACAGCGATATGTTGAAGCAGCGTCTGCATATGTTTGAGGTAGGAAAGTCATACCTTATGCCTGACAACCTTGAGACTATGGCGTTTGACTTCTCCACACCGGCCATATTCTGTGGCTACAAGGCAAAGGACAGCAAGATAACCGCCTCTACCACGCTTGCTGTATTCGCGACCCTTGACGGGCGCAGGCGGGTTGAAATCAAGCTGTCTGATATAGCCGCATTGCGTAGCATATACAAGGGCACCAATGACAATTGGGATGCCGCACGCTCCACCACGCTTGAGAACTGGGACAGCCAGATTCCGACCGGCACACGCAAGACCGGCTATATCATGACGGGGAATATCCTGCAAGCCATCGCCGACACACAAGACGAAAGAGGAGGTTTCCCCGGCCAGCTTATCAGTTACACAGACATTGACGGGAACGTGCATGACGGCATATTGATGCCCGACAAGTGGAACAGGTCCATGTTGAAAACCAGTGGTTCGCCCATCATCAGCCGATTAAAGCAGATAAAGGACTACCAGCCTGTTACCAGCCATGATGGTAAAGTGGAGATTACAGGCAGCAGTTGGGCGAGAATGTATTACCTGACCGTGCCCAAGACGAAAAAAGACGGTGCCGTTTATTACGAAAACAAGACTTTGCTTCGTGCCGTCCATGGCGGCAACTTCTATCCTTACCGGGGGAAGCTGCGTGCGGATATCACAGAAAAGAATATCGAAAGCGTGGTAAAGGAGTTGTCGAAACTTGGTGTAAAGGTGAAGGAAGATACCAAAGAGGACGATGCGCTGTATCGCAAAGCTGACGATGAATTGGCCGAGGTCAACGAAAGGTTCAACGAAGAGTTGGAGGAGCTGACGGAATCTAATGCAGATAAGGTAGTGTTGTCGTTGGGTAGGCCGTCCGCCATACTCCGTGCGGCAGGCGTAGAGGACAAGCCAATGAAGCTGTATGGCAATAAGGTCATCAAAAAGATAAAAAAGCACGGCTTCAAATTAGATGAGTTGCAGAATTTGCCGGAAGCTGTAGCCGACCCTATTGCCGTGTTTAAGAATTATGGTAAAGAAGGGAATCGTTCTATCCTCACGGAATTAAAAACTGAACAAGGAAATTTCCTAGTCACTCTTACCTTGGGAGAAGGACACGATGTGGACTTTAATGTAGTCACATCTGTATTTGGCAAAGGAGAAAGCAATATTATTGATTGGATAAAAAGAGGTTTTGCCACTTATATAAATAGAGAAAAAGCTCTCAATTATCTGCATCACTCCGCCCTCAAAGCGGTAACCTCAGATAACCAAGAGCTTATATCTGCTGCAAATATAGTGAGAAACTTCGAGAATCCAAGCGTTGAGGCCGAAATCAATCTCCGAAGCGGCGATGGCGCGTTTTCCGACGATGACTTGTCCATAGCGAATGACCCTGTGTCCAAGTTATTAGGCAAGTCCACGAGGAGAGCGCGGCAGCGCAAGGCATTTGCCGAGCGTGAACGGGAGCTCATGATGGAGCGTGTACGGGAATTGGCGGAAACGCTGCATCTTGACAATGTGGACATCGTAACTGATGCATCCACCTTGCAGGGTAACCGAGCAAAGGCCAAAGGCTTCTTCTTGCGCAGTACTGGGCGGATAACCATCGTGATACCGAACCAAACAAGCGTGTTCGATGCGGAACAGACGCTGTTGCATGAGGCTGTGGCTCACTATGGATTACGTGAACTGTTCGGCGAACACTTTGATACGTTCCTTGATAATGTTTACCAAAATGCTGAAGATGAGATAAAGAAGCGTATCGACCGAATAGAAAAACGTCTTTATCAGACAGATATAGAGGAACGCACAAAACGAAAAGGTGGTGGTGTGTTTGCACGTGCAGAGGCTGTGACCGAAGCTAATAATAAACGTAGGAACGGAGATTATCGTAAAACGGCTACCGAAGAATACCTTGCATCGCTGGCCGAGGACACGAACTTTGAAAATGTCAATGCAAGCTGGTGGAGCAAGATAAAGGAGCTATTCTTGCGTATGCTGCATAAGATTGGCTTTGAAAACTTCTCCGGCGTAACATTGTCGGACAACGAGCTACGCTATATCTTGTGGCGCAGTTATGAGAACCTTGCCGAGCCGGGCAGATACCGGAGCATCTTGGGTGAGGCAGCAGATGTGGCCAAGCAGAATGAGCTTAAAGTGGGCAATTATGCAGTTGCTAAGGAGAGGGTGCCTCATGTTGCGGACGGGATGGCTAAGGATGAGGATGTGACTGAGGTGCATAATAAAAGTGCCAAGGCTGAACGCCTCCGCAAACTGCGTGAAAGCACCCCCGTAACGATTATGGGAGAAGAATACAAAGGCAAGTATGAGCTGAACAGAGACAGTGCCAAGCAATGGATAAAGGATAATCTAAGAGGTACGTATGTCAATGAAGACACCGGTGACAAGATAGAATTGTCAAAGGTGGGGGCAAATAAAGTTACTTCACACGGTGAACGTGATGAGGCTCATTTAAAATCTATCGTAGCCATACCTCAGCTGATCGAGAAGTCCATCTTTATTGCGGAACAACCTAATGAAAAAGGCAATGACAAATATGATAGTTACAGATATTATGTCTGTGGTCTAAATATCGCAGGAGAAGATTATACCGCGAAAATTGTCATAGGTGTAAAAGGGGACAGCAAGTATTATGACCATAGGCTTACTCGAATAGAAAAAGGGACTTTGATAGATAACCTTAACGGAATGGCAAAATCCGTAGTTATGAATCAAAATCCCCTTATTTCCGGCATCAAAGATACGAAGCTCCTTTCAATTCTGCAAGCGGACGAGGACATTATGTTCCGTGACGGGGATGAGATATCTTATGAGGGTGTAAGGGCACGTGCCACGTATGAGAGCCGTGTGAGAAGCGGCATGTTCCAGATGCAGGAAGCCTTGCAGGACAGCATGCAGGGTCTGAAAGAAGGGATGCGCGCGGTGCTGGCAGCCGAGGGAGATGGCAAACGGATTGAGGAAGTAGAAGGATTTGAGAACGCGTATCTGGGTGAGAACCGCCTGTCATCGGTCAACCAGGCGGAGGCGGATGCATTTGCGCGTCTGCTCTTCAAGCCGCTGACAGATGTCGTGTCCCGGCTGGCGCACTCAGAGGAAGAGCGTGTGGAGCTGACAGACTATATGATGGCGAAGCATGGGCTGGAGCGCAATGCTTACATGCGGCATCGTGAGGCTGAGAAGGCGGCACTGGCTGATGTGGGAACGAGGCCCAAGGAGCCCCTGTCTGAAGATGAAGAGGGGTATGACGAGAAGAGGGAAGCCGTGAAGGGCTGGGAACAGCTACTGGAGAAACAGACCTTCCAGTATGAGAGCGAGGACAGACGCGACTATGCCGGTCTGACCGCCCTGACGGAGACAGGGGATGTCTGGGCGGCAGAGGAGCAGGCACGCAACATGGTGGATGAGTATGAGAGCCGGCATGACACTGCCGAGTTGTGGAGGCGCACGAAGGATGTAAACGAGGCTATCCTTTCGAAGCTATACGAGAGCGGTATGCTGGGACGTAAGACGTATGAATACATACGCTCGATGTATGAGTTCTACATCCCGCTGCGGGGCTTTGACGAGAAGACAAGCCGCGAGGCGTATGCCTATCTGACGGACAGGAACAGTGCCTTCAATGCCCCCATCAAGAAGGCCAAGGGACGCCGGAGCAAGGCTGATGACCCGCTGGCCTACCTGCAAAGCATGGCTGAGAGCGCGATCATGCAGGGCAACCGCAACGTGCTGGTGAAGCAGCGGTTCCTGAACTTCGTGCTGAATCATCCGAGCGACCTCGTGAGTGTGAGCGAGCTGTGGTTGAAGCTGGACGGCGTGACGGGTGAATGGCGACCGGTGCTGCCCGAGATAGACACGGATGACAGTGCCGAAACGGTGGCTGAGAAGACGGAGGCGTTTGAACGGCGCATGGAGCAGCTCGCCAAGGATTTCCCGGATGAGTACAAGCGTGGGAAGGATGCGGAGAATATCCCCTACCGGGTGGTTGACAGCCGGGACCTGCACGAGCACCAAGTGGTCGTGAAACGTGGGGGAAGGGATGTCGTGCTGACGGTGAACGGGAATCCGCGACTTGCCCAAGCCCTGAACGGACAGACGAACCCGGACAATGACGTCTCGGGTGGCATCGGACGTGTCATGCAGTGGGGCGAGGCGGTAAACCGGCAGCTGAGTGCATTCTACACGACCCGGAACCCGGACTTCGTGGTGTCGAACTTCCTGCGTGACGCGTTATACGCCAACAGCATGGTGTGGGTGAAGGAGGGACGGAACTATGCACTGTTGTTCCATAACAACTTCCGCAAGGTGAATCCGGTACAGATGAGGATTCTGTTCGGGAAGTATATGGAGGGGACTCTGGATGAGCAAAACCCGATGGAACGGATGTTCAAACAGTTCATGCTGAATGGTGGTGAAACTGGCTACACCCACCTGCGGGACATCGACGCGCGGAAGAGTGCCATCAGGCGTGAGCTGCGGAAGGCGAACGGGCAAATCCCGCTGCGCACGGTATGGGATGCGCTGGGAGAACAGTTTGACCTGATGAACCGGAGCGTGGAGAACTGTGCGCGTTTTGCTGCATTCATGACTTCACGCCAGATGGGACGGAGTGTCGACCGGGCAATTTATGATGCCAAGGAGATCAGCGTGAACTTCAACAAGAAAGGCAGCGGTGCGAAGTTCCTTGATGCGAACGGGCAGACTTACCTGGGCCAGGGTGCAGCCTTGGTTTCGGTATTCGGACGAAGCGGTTTCGTGTTTTGGAATGCCGCTATCCAAGGGTCGACGAACTTCGGGCGGCAGTTAAAGAGGCATCCGGTGAAGGCCCTTACGGCGATGGGAACCATGTTCCTGCTGGGTGCTGCCGTTGCCGCCCTGGGAGCGGGCGGTGGCGGTGATGACGATGACAAGAATGCCTACTTCAACCTGCCGGGTTATGTGCGCCGCTCGAACCTGATGTTCCGTGCAGGCGACCAGTGGATATGCATCCCTCTGCCGGTTGAATACCGTGCAGTGTACGGCATGGGCGAGCTGATGGTGAGCTCCCTGTCCGGACGCGATCGTCTGTCTGCCGGTGAGCTGGCGAAGGAGATGGCCAAGCAGATGACACAGGTCCTCCCGCTGGATGTGCTGGAAGGTGACGGTGGGCTGGGGGCATTTATGCCGAGCGCCGTCAAGCCTATGTATGAGGCTTACGTGAACCGGAGCTGGACTGGACTGCCTATCTACAAGGACACGCCCTACAACCGGACGATGCCGGAGTGGACGAAGGCTTACCGCAGTGCGAATACCTCACTGGTCGAGCTGTCGAAGGTGCTGAACGAGGCGAGTGGCGGTGATGCTTATACCTCGGGTGCCGTGGATGTCAATCCGGCTGTGGTGGAGCATCTGCTGAAGGGGTATTTCGGGGGATTTGCCTCGACGCTGGACAAGCTGGTGAAGACGGGTGAGACGGTTGTCGGTAGCCGCGAATATGACCCGCGGAGCATCCTTCTGCTGAACCGTGTGGTGAAGAACGGGGATGAACGGACGGAGTCCCGGGCCTTGAACGAGGCTTACTTCCGGCTGAGGGAGGAGCACGACAAGTTGAGGAAACGATTAAGGAATTATGAACGGGATACTGTGAACGGCGTGTTTGATTATGCGGAGAAGATTGACTTCCTCCATAATTCGCCTGAATACCGCAGGTATGAGATATTCGAAAGCTATCGGTCTGACATTGACGATCTGTATAACCTTCTTAAAGAAGCCGATGCCAACGGCGACAAAGAGGCGGTGAAAGACATCGAAGCCCAGTTGAACGAAGTCAAGAAGATGATGATAAAGGACATGGACGCGACTCGTAAATAGTTAAACAGTCTCATATGCTTGGAATGGTTATTTTTGCTGGCAAAGCATAAGTAACATTCCAAGCATCCTAAAATGAAACGATATGCAGCACACGAATAAGAATACAAAACTGTTCCCGATGAGCCGAATCACGCCGAAACGCGGCGATACGGGAATAGACACCGTGGCGTTCTCGCAGAAGAACTTCGGCGACCGCCGGGCATTTGACGTGCTCATGGAAGCGCAGCATTACTGGAACCAAATGGACGACTTCCGGCATAACAGGGAGCGTAACAAGCGATACACCTACGGCAAACAGTGGGATGACGTGATATGCGTGGACGGCAAGAGCATGACGGAGGAGGCATACATTGAAATGCAAGGCAACATCCCTTTGAAAAACAACCTCATCCGAAGGTTGGTTCGCAACGTGCTTGGCGTTTACCGCAGCCAAATGAAAGAACCTACCTGTACCGCCCGTGACCGTGACGAACAGAAGCTGGGTGAAACGATGAGTACTATCCTTCAATGCAACATGCAGCTGAACCGAATGAACGAGGTGAACGCCCGGACGATGGAAGAATTCCTGATTTCAGGCTTCATCGTTCACCGGAAAAGCTACGGTTGGCGGAATAACAAGGAGGATTGCTGGACAGACTATGTTCAGCCAAACAATTTTTTCATTGACAATAATATGCGAGACTTCCGAGGGTGGGATGTGACGTGTCTTGGCGAAGTGCATGACGTGAGTTTCGGACAGTTGTGCGAACAGTTCGCCCATACGCCACAAGACTACCGCAGGCTGAGAGACATCTACAAATGGGCCGCACGCAGGGAGTATATCGCCAGCTATGCCGAACGGTTCGGTTACAGCCGTTTGGAAAACTACGATTTTCTGCTGACTAATGAGCCGGGAAGATGCAGGGTGATAGAAGTATGGCGGAAAGAGCAGAAACCCCGTTACCGATGCCACGATTATCAAAACGGCGACATTTTCAAGATAGACATCGAGGACTACGCTACGGAAGTGGAGCAAGTGAACCGCGGGCGTATGCAAATGGCCAAAGCCGCAGGAATGCCTGAAGAAGAAGTCCCGCTGATCAAAGCCACGTGGTTTGTGGATGATTACTGGTACTTCTACTACCTTTCACCGTTCGGCGACATCCTGAAAGAAGGTGAAACGCCCTACGAGCATGGAAGCCACCCCTACGTGTTCAAGGCATATCCGTTCATTGACGGCGAGATACACTCGTTTGTGTCGGACGTGATAGACCAGCAGCGTTACACCAACCGATTGATTACGCTGTACGACTGGATTATGCGTGCATCCGCCAAAGGCGTATTGCTGATGCCAGAAGACTGCCTGCCAGACGGGGTGAGCATGGAGGACATAGCGGAAAGCTGGGCGGAGTTCAACGGTGTGATTGTATACAAACCCTCGTCAAGCAGACAAGTTCCACAACAGGTTGCCAACAACTCGACGAATATCGGAATCACGGAGCTGCTCAATCTGCAACTGAAATTCTTTGAGGACATCAGCGGCGTGAACGGAGCACTGCAAGGTAAACCCGGATTCTCAGGGCAAAGTGCATCCATGTATAACCAGCAGGTACAGAACTCGACAATGGCTTTGCTGGATATGCTGGAGTGTTACAGCCAATTCACGATAGACGGTGCTTATAAGGACGTGAAGAACATGCAGCAGTTCTACGATACGAAGCGTGTGTTCAACATTGCAGGCAAGAGCGGAGCACAGATTGAATACGACCCGAAGAAGATACGTGACGTGGAATTTGACTTGTCGATTAGCGAAAGCACTTCTACCCCAGCCTACCGACAGATTGCCAACGACATCCTGATGCAACTGTTCCAATCGCGGGCTATCAGCGTGGAACAACTTCTGGAATTCGGCGATTTTCCGTTTGCGGACGAACTATTGCAGAGCATCAAGGCACAGCGTGAGCAAATAGAGCGAGGCGGAACGCCCGACGGAATATCACCACAGTTGATGGCGCAGGTGCAGCACGGTGCAAATATGGATGCCGTGAACAGGCTGCACAATGCAATGACAGCAGCATAATTTAAAGGCGGACAGCACCTCTATTTGAATGATGCGTCCGCCTTTATTCAGCAAGTAAGATTAGCCGTAAAGGGGCTTCAATGTAACAGCGAAGCCCAAAGCGGCAGCAATCTTGGAAAAAGTCGTTATAGACGGAATGGTTATTCCACGCTCAACCCGGGAGATATATGCCTTATCTACCCCGACACGTTCGGCAAGTTCGGCTTGCGTCACCTTTGCTTCCTTTCTTGCGTCAAGAAGAAGTTGGGCGTTGAACTCGGCGATAGCCAATTCTTCGGCCTTTTTCCTTTTCTCCGTTCCTGGAGCACCGATACCCTCGTCAATCCAAGCATCCACATCGTAGATGTCTTTACTGATTTCTTTTAGCTTCATAATACTCCTTTTTAAGTTTCAATGCCTTTTCTATTTCTTTGCGAGGAGTTTTCTGCGTCTTTTTGTGGAATGAGTTGAACAATACGATTATGTCTTCACCATCATACATGAAAAATATCCTGAACTCATTTCCACAATGGCTTATCCTTAACTCCAGCACTCCTTGCTCTATATATTTGATATAGTGCGAAGGTATTTTCTCGTCCTGTTTCAGAAGAGCCAGCGCACGCCGTATTTTCTGTTGTTCAAGAATAGACAACTTTTCTACAAACTCTTGAAACAGTCCTTTGTATGCTATGATACGTTTCATGCTGCAAATATGGCAAAAGTTGTACAATTATACAATTTATTTAACTGCTTTTTGAATGTTTTGCCAATATCTTTACCTGTGTTTTATTGCCACTTGTAACCTGATAAGTGGCAAGAGGGTCATTTGTCAAAGTATGTATGCCCTCCAAGTTCTGTTTATCCTTTGCCGTGTACTTCATTTCTTTTTGCTTTTGGATTTCTTGATGCAAGCGTTATACCAATCAAGGTATTGGCGGCGTTTGATATTCTCTATTTCGGTAGATATTGCGCATGAGCCGTTACGGTAAGGCGTGAAATAGAAACATTCCCTCTCGAGGTCATAGACATACGCCTTGTGCGTGATATACCCTTTTTGTTTGAGTTTGCGGAAGTTGAACCTATCCATGACGATTAACTTGCAACCGTCTGCTGATGCCGGCATGACATAATAACGTTCGCCGGTTTGCTGATGTGCCTCGTCAGCTTTTCTCACTGCCTCCCGTAAGTGGAGGGATGCTTTTAACTTTTGAAAGATGTTCATAGTGTTAAAGTATTAAATATTTATATTGTTGCGGCTGAAATAGCCTTTTTCTTCTTTCTGACAAGATGCTGCTCCCGTTTGATGAATTTGGGCGGTTCCATTTCGTAGAAACAGATGTGCAGCCCGATGGCCCGTGTCATGAGAAGGTCATCATGCTTGCCAACTACCGCACCGAAAGCCCCGTTGGGCTTCTTCTCATAAACCAAATACTCATCGAGGCAACGGCGGTCACGCTCAATGTAAGCGTTCTCGCGGATGGCCTTCACGAGCGTAGAAATGACCATCGGCTTGGTGGCCACGTTGGTATGGAAGCCGTATTTGGTGGGTAGTCCTGCCATAATATCTTCTTCGGACTGCTTGCGAGCATAGAGGTTCGGGTAGACGTTCTTTATCTGATTGAGGATAAACTGCGACTGGTCGCCGTCCACGTCCCGTTCCTTGTCGTGAGTTTCGAGGGTGTTACTTTCAATGACCAGCAGGGAATTGTCGTAGAAGGCTGCAATCTGTGCCGCCTTCCATGCAAGCAAGTCGATATCACAGTGGCCGTACCATTGCGCCACGACCACCGGCTTGCCTCCGTCCGCCATAAACAGACGGTCGAAAACGACGATAACTGACCAGTCCGCCTTATTGGAGCGACCGCCCACATCGACCACCGTCAGGTAACGATTGAGTACCTTTTCCGATTCGTCCACCTCCGGCAACTCCCACACCCAAAGCATCCCTTGCCTGTCCTCTGAAAAGCGCAGGTTCTTCAGCGCATTCTTTCCCTCGTCGGCATCGGCATAAACATCGCCCACGTAGCGCGGCTTCTTGCAATAGCGGTCGAAGTCCTCGACCTTATATTTGTCGAACACCATCGTACCCGAATGTACGAACGCCTCTATATCATCAGACGGATATTCGGAAGCCATTGAAGCATGGTCGTTGTACTTGGCACGTTCGAGGATATACCAGTTGATGGCTTCTAGCGTAGCCCCTTTCTCCCACAATGCCCAAAGATAGCGTCCGCTTTCCTCACGTGCAGAAGAGACGTTGGCATTCTCTCGGTTGTCGTACAGACGGGCTGCAAAAGCTTTGATGTCGTCTAGCGGCTGTGAATATTTCTCAATGTCGAACCACGACACGAACATCGCCTCAAACTGCGAGTCACCTTTCTTTGCCGCATCGTATTCACGCTGGAAGAAATTGCCCGTTCCGTTTGCCGTGCTTTCGTAGACAATCATCGTGTAAGGTCGGTAGAGGACACCCGAACAGGCGGAGCGCACGATATCCTCCGGTTTTTTCCCCTCGGTGGCTTTCCACAAGCCCACCTCGGAAAGATGAACAAGACTGTAGTCGCCACCACGGCAACCATCAGGACGTTCCGCCGTGCCAATCTTTATTTTGCAATTACGTTGCGGAACCCGGTAGATGCTGCCCGACTTGCCCACACCCACCAGCTTCGGTTCATTCTCTTTGTAGGCTTCGCTCAGCTCATGAAGCATTTCGACCGGATATGCCTTGATCATGCGGTCGAACATGTCTTTTATTTCATCAGAGCCTGTTCCTTGGTGCGCAATGATGAGCGAGTTCAGACCCACCGTGTGGATAAGTTGCAGCCACGCCATGTAAATCTGTGAAGTGGTAGAGCCTCCCCACTGGCGAGCCTTAAGCAAGACTATGCGTATAGGCTTCCCTGCTTTTCGCAGCTTTTCAAGCCTTTCAACGAACCGCCGTTGCGGACGTGTCAGCCTGAAAAGCACATCGTCGCCGCCGTCCTTGTTCTTGATATAGACCAGCGTGGCCGCCCAGAAAGCGAAGTCGTAGCGGTAGCGCAGGCGGACAAACTGCTCGATGACCTTCAGGCGGTCTGCCTCGTTGTATTTGACTTCCATGCAATCTGTCAGGAACGCACGGATAGAGCCACACTCGACAAGCTGGCGAACAAGCGGCACTTTCATCATTTCGACCGGCACCCATTGCGTTTGAATGGGAAAATCGTCGATTACGATTTTCTTCCGCTCCCCTACCGAACCATATCCGGTAACGGGGTCGAACTTGGCGTAGATCTCCGCATTACGCCGTTCATTTTCTTTGATAATCTCCTGTATGGCCTTTTCCCGTACCGTCATCGCTTTATGTGTATTGGTTTGTTTAGCAAGGCGGCCATGAAGCCGCAGAGATAACAGTACAGATGCAGCCAGGAATTGGTGTTCGGCATGAGGAAGCCGATAGCGATGTAGAAGAGCATCCAGCATTGGAAATACACCCTACGCAGCACCTCGAAGGAGATCGAGCCGAACAAGACATAGACCACGCCCGAAAGTCCAACCGTAGGACTATCGAAAGGCAAGAATGAACCGAGCATATTTACCGGCACAGTAACGGCTATAAGATAAGCTGTGAGCATCCGTTTCCACGTAACATTGTAGAGAAACGCCAATGAAAGCAAGCACCAAGCGTTCAACGCTGCATGAAGCACACCTGAATGGAAGAAGGGATATAGCAAACGCCCAGCCAAAGGGGCATGCGCATAGATGCCAACCGAATGCCAGTCGGCAATGTGGAAGCACGACAAGACTGTCTCCCCCAATGCAATCACAACAGCCGTAATCTTTTCAACTTTTCCTTCACCCATTTCTTACGAGCCTTACAAATCATGATTTTCGCACTTCCCGGAGCGAGATAAAACTTAGGTGCAGGTTGCGCCACTACAATGCAGCAACATTCCTTGACAGTGAGTTCCGGTCTCCTTTTCTTCAAATCAAGCACTCTTTTCAGTATTTCCTCGAACATCTCACGTTTCAGCGGACGCATCCCCTTCAACGGAACACCTCTCAGCATGGCGTATATGACCTTGGTCGCCCGTATTTCGCTGACCCAAAAGCGCATGGATTCCATGTTGATAATAGCAGCATACACATCGGGCATACGGATATAAGCGCAGGACGAAATGTATTCGTCATACGCCCGCATAAGGTCTTGCATACGCTCTTCGGCGTATTCCATCATTGCTCCGTGGTGCTTCATAGAATCCGTTATCTATGTTTCAAAGTTAAGTGTTGGAGCGTAAAAAGTTATACCGTGTATCCGCTTCCGTTACTCTAAATTTGCATTGTTACAAATCAAGAATCAATTAAAAATCAAGAATATGCCTGATAAGACAACAGTTAAGAGCAACCGCGACCGATACGCGGAACGGGCGAAGGCGGCACATCCCGACCGTGAATACGCAGACGATGAAGCCTTGTGGGGGCAAGTTAATGAAGATTACGACGGTTACGACAAGGAACTGGCCGGGTACAAGGAACGGGAAAAAGCCTTCTCTGACCTGTTTACCAGTGACCCGAGAAGCGCGGCCTTCCTGACGAACTGGCGCAAAGGCGGCAATCCTGCCGTGGAACTGGTGCGTATGTTCGGTGATGACTTCTTAGAGGAACTAAAAGACCCTGCCAAGCAGGAAGAGCTTGCCAAGGCCAGCAAGGACTATGCGGAGCGACTTGCCAAAGAAAAGGAATTTGACGAGCAGTATCAAAAGAACATCTCCGAAACACTGAACACCCTTGAATCCATGCAACAGACAGATGGTGTGAGCGATGATGAGATTGACCGTGCCATGGAGTTCCTCGTAGGCATCGTAAAGGACGGCATTGTCGGGAAATTCTCTCCAGAAAGCATACAAATGGCCTTCCGTGCAATAAACCATGATGCGGATGTAGAAACCGCTGCACGGGAAGGCGAAGTGAAAGGTCGGAACACCCGAATCGAGGAACGGCTTCGCCGCAACCAGCGCGGAGACGGTACCGCCAACCTTGACGGAAAGAACGGAGGCGGCGGCAGGGCAAGGGACATGCCCGACCTGGGTGCATTGAACCGCTATGACGACGGCGGTCAGACCATTTGGGAGCGCGGAGGGGAACGACGAAGACCTGTCCGATGAGAATCAACTTAAAGAAAACAGTTCATAATCAATAACCAATTAAAATCACAGAGAAATGAAGATGTTAAAGAAAAGTACAAGTTTTCTGTATCACGTGATGCTGACGTTGCTGGCATTCGTGATTGGCGCATCGAGCGGCGTGACGATGGCCGCAGCCAGCAATCTGCCCGATGCCGGTAAGACCAACGCAGGTGCGGAAGGTGACGGAGGCAGTGACTCTACTGCCGGTATTGCCACTGAGACACAGGGACGTGTGGACGGCGACCCGAATTTCTACATGGCGGACGTAGACAAGCGCATTGTCAAAATCCGCCCTATGGCAAGCCCTATCGACCAAATCAGCCGCTACGCCAAATCTACCAGTTGCGACAGCTTCGAGGTGAAGTATTACAGCGTGGGTACGCGAGAAATCAAGTGTATGACCACCGATGCCGTTACCGCCATGTCAAGCGGTGCCAGCACGAAACTTCCGGTAAGTGATGCCAACATGTTTACGCTGGACGACACTATCCGCGTAGTCGGTGTCAAGGGCGTGACTAATCCCGACACAGGACAGGCATACGACGCAGAAGACCCCAACACGCCTGACCTTGTGCTGTGCGTGTGCGGCAAGGACGCGACAACGAACATGCCGACGGTGTATGCCGTGAACGGCGCAATGGATTCGTCGAGCAAGCAACCGATATGGGTTCCATCCATTCCACAGAACACGGTACTTGTGCGCATGGGTAAGGCGTGCGGCGAGCTTGACGTGCAGACGGGGCGCTTCAACAACATCCCGATGCCCGAGACGCAGTATTGCCAGAACTTCATGATTCAAATCGAGCAGTCCACATTTGACAAGATTGCCAAGAAGGAGGTGAACTGGAGCTTCTCCGACATCGAGGAGGACGGCATCTATGACATGCGCCTTGCGATGGAGAATACTTATCTTTTCGGAGTGAAGAACGCCATCAAGCACGTGACGAAAGACGGCATGATTACGTGGTTCACCGGCGGCTTGTGGTGGATGGCAGGCAAGGATATCGAAGTAGGCGAATGGGATGCCGACAAGCAACGTGCCATCATTTCGGATGACAACTTGGTTGACATCACGAAAGACCTGTTCGTAGGCACGGGCATCGGTAACAAGCGCAAGATTCTGTTCTGCGGCTCGGACATGCTCTCCGCCTTCTCGAAAATCAAGAGCGAGAAGTTCCGCCTGAAGGAGACGGTGGAAGTGTGGAACCTGAAGTTCAAAAGCTGGGATACCGACTTCGGCGAGGTGCTGACCATCCATCATGAACTGTTCGACATGAACGGCATGAGCGACTGCGCCTTTGCGATGGATCCCGAATACCTGTCGAAGAAAACTCATTTAAGCTGGGCTCGCAACGTGCTTGACTTGCAAAAAGCCGGTATCCGCCGCACGGATGCGGTAGTGATTCAGGAGGTAAGCTGTCTGTACCTGCGCTACGCAAAGGCACACGCCCGCATGAGACTGGCCAAAGCGCCCGCATGAGACTGGCCAAAGCGCCCACTACGTAGTGATTCCGGAGATACCGGTAGTTAAACAATATGTAATAATTCAGGGAGGGAAAACCTCCCTGAATAAACCTTTCAAAGAGGATAGTATATGATAAAGCAATATAAATCAAAGACCGCAATCAGCGTCAATGTCGTACTGCCAAGCAAGAAGAGCATACACATTGCATTTGCCGCCCAATCGGACGGTAGCAGCGTGTATGTGACCGACAATGCCAACATCCAATATGCGCTGGAGCACCATTACAAGTATGGCAAGCTGTTCAGACTCGTGGACGCAAGGGACGATAAAGAGGAACCCGAAAGCCATAATCCCGAGACAACGGATGAAAATCCGGAGAGCAAAATCCGGACAGTGGAAGTGAGCGACTTGGCGGCGGCAAAAGACTTCTTGGCCGATACGTTCGGCATCAGCCGTACTTCGCTGCGATCGGAGAAAGCCATCCTCTCAGCGGCACAGGAGCATGGCATTAAGTTTGACGGACTGTAAAATCATAGAAGATGGCCATATACCAACTTGATGAGATTGCCAAGGATGTACGCATCGCACTTGACCATAACATGACAAGCGACGTGCTGGCCGAGCTGAGGGACGTGGATACCCTTTCGCTGGATGAAATCATCCAATCGAAGATTACAGAAGCCGTGACCCGAGTGCACAGCGAAGCCCCTTCGTACCTGCTTGATGGAGGTTACAATTTCGGGGATGCCGTGTATTGGGGAGAGCTAGAAAGCGGCTGGGTGTTGCTGCCGGAGGATTTCATGCGACTGGTGGTGTTCCAAATGGACGATTGGGCACGAGCCGTGTACCATGCCATCAGTGAGGACGACCCAGAATATGAATTGCAGAGTAGCCGGTTCAAAGGCATACGGGGCACCTCCCAGAAACCGGTATGCGCCATCGGCATACGTCCGGAAGGGAGGGTGCTGGAATTTTATTCCTGCAAAAGCACGAAGGCAATGGTAAGCAAGGCCGTTTACCTACCTTATCCTAGAATTGATGACGCCGGAGGTATTGAAATCTGCCGCCGGTGTTACATGGCCGTGATTTACACTGCGGCTTCATTGGTATTGACAACATACGGCGACGTGGAGAAGATCAACGCGTTGGCCGAGCTAGCTAAATCTGCATTAATATGAGTTCGATAAGGACAACACAAGTGGATGGTGACGTGGCAGTTGGTCGCAACGTAAACATTGGAGGAAAATTCACCACACAGGGCAGCGGACATGTGAAAGGGGGCTTGAAAGTGGACGGCTGGTTGGAAGCAAAGAACGTGAAAGCAGCCAGCAAGGGCATGTTTCGTAGTGTGGAAGAGCTCGATGCCGCCTATCCCAACCCCAAAGAGGGATGGTGGGCCATTGTGGGCAAGTCGTTGCCAGGAACCATCTACGTAGGCCATGAAGGCGCATGGACGGACACCGGCGGAACGGGAGGCAACCCAGAGGTAGACTTGGATACCTATTACCAAGGGCTTCAAACTTCCATAGAGGAATGGGAGGCGACCGTGGAAGACACTCTGGATAACATGGAAGCCGGTATGGCTGAAAGGGAAAAAACGATGAACGAACAGTTGAAAACCATGTCGAAGAACATCGCCTCTCTGCAAGCCTCTCACGTGGTGCTGAGCGAATCAGCGTATACAGCCTTGGTAGAGAAAGACCCCGCGAAGCTGTACCTCGTTTATGAAGATGAGGAAGGAGGCGTGGGATGATACGCATCGGGGGACGCAAGATTGAAGCCGTTTATGCGGGGCATCGCGCGTTGTCGGCCATCTACCAAGGCACACGGCTGGTATGGCAGGCCGTGCGCTCCTGCTTCGGGGCGGGCTTATGGGTGAACGTAAAGCCTTGGCTGAACGAGGAAGGTTGGAGGAATAATTGACAATCGTTTCAATTGACAATGGACAATGGACAATCGTTTCAATTGACAATTGACAATGGACAATTGACAATCGTTTCAATGGACATCCTATTCAATTGACAATGGACAATGTGTAACGTGTTTTATTGAAAATCAATCAGGTTATGGCAAAACTATATGACGAGAAGATAACGAAGGCAACGGACTGGGGCGGCGACGAGTCGACCGGCGGGTTACCGGTGTCGGGAAGACGTGTGCAGGAATTTATCAAGGGGGAGCTGGGACGGCGTGCCGGGGTGTTCCATTACGACACGGCGAACAACCGGTACCTGGTGTTTGCCGACGGGGAGAGCCGGGACCGGTACCTGGAGAATCCGGACCTGAAGGACCTGCTGCTGGGTGCATTCGATGCGCCGTTCAATTACTCGGCGAGGATTGAACTGCACACCCCGATGTATAACGCGGTGCAGGCAGGCTCGAAGGGCAACCGGGTGGAGTTCAGCTTCGACACCCAGAACAAGCAGGGGCAGTCGATGGGTGAGAATGTGCTGTGCACGTACACCATCCGCCGGGGGACGTACAAGCAGACCGTGACGGAACAGTATGCTCCGGGGAAGGTGGTGAGCTTCCCCCTGGATGATTACCTGAACGAGGGGACGAACCATGTGACGGTAGCCATTCAGGGAGTGAACACCCTGGCTGCCACCAGCCTGACGCTGACCTATCGCGTAGTGAACCTTAGCATCTCCTGTGAGACGGATGTGGCACGGGTGTACGACCTGAGCGAGGGCGCACAGACACTGGAGGCCGTGGTGAACGTGAGCGGTTACGGAACCAAGGTGGTGGAGTACTATCTGGACGGTGAGCTGCTGCCGTCGTCGAAGGAAGACGATGAGGTGGTGGAACTGTCGTCGCGCCGGACGCGCTACATCCCCCTGACGGACCTGCAACAGGGAACCCACAGCCTGCAGGTGCGGGCACGGACGAACGTGGAGGGTGAGGACTTCTTCAGCGACACGCTCTATCGGGAGTTCATGGTCTATACCGGCGCGGGGAGCGATACGCTCTTTGCCATCGAGACAACAATTCCCGCGAAGGAGGGCATCGCCCGGGAGCGCAGGCTGTACGGCCTGGCACAGTACGTGCCCTACCGGCTGCGTTTCGCCAGTTATACTCCCACCCCGGCACAATCGGTGACGATGACGGTAGCCCTGGACGGGACGGTGTGCTCGACGCTGGTGTCTGCCAACGGGATAGCCAACGAGGCGGTCGTCCTGCCCAAGGCCGACGGGGCGCACACGCTGCGCCTGAGCGACGGGACCGTCACGCACGAGGTTCTCTGCGACGTGCAGTCCACGAGCATGAATATCGGGGAAATCAGCAACGGACTGCGCCTGAGCTTCGACGCGACGGGACGGACAAACCACGACGAGCATCCGGAGGTGTATGAGACGGGCGGGCAGCCTGCCACCCTGGAGGGATTTGAATGGAACGAGCGCTCTGGCTGGGACGGCAACGCGTTGCTGCTCGCCGAGGGGAACTCGCTGAGCTTTGCGGAGCGTCCGCTGGGCGGCGACGTGACGGTGAAGGGGCTGACGCTGGAGATGGAGTTCGCATCGACCGGGGTGCGCGATGACGGGGCGGTGCTGCTCGACCTGACCGACAATGCCGGCACCGGACTGCTGGTGACAGCCTCCCGCGTCAGCCTGACCTCGAAAGCGGGCGTCCGGGTGGAGACCCCCTACAAGGACGGGGAGAACAACCGCATAGCCGTGGTGGTGCACCGCCGCACGGGGGAGTCGCTGCAGGGGCTGGTGATGATTTAC